AATATGCCGCATTGGCTCATAGTTTCTTACCCGAGATCAGGGTAAAGGAGTTTTTGACTTCCGAGCGATTGAAGGATGATCTATTCAGTCGCACCCTCTATGTTCATTTCTTTTAATATGACCCGCCAAATTGTCTAGGCGGCATCATGAGGGATACGATCTGAAGCAGCGGTGAGATCAGTAGAAACGACTAATCTATCTCCGACGAGTCTCTCCTTGAAGAGGGATTCAATTGCACCTTTTCTGTCGCCTTTTAAGACGCTCGCAGCTTCCGGAATCTTTTTCTTAATCAGACCTAGCACTGGTGCTCTGACCATGTGGAGAAGGGCAATTAGGGATGCAGGTGATTTAGTCACAACCCTAAACTTGCCACCACGTTCTGGTAGTGCTAGAACTTAATGCGGAAAGACGAATTTAGGAACTTTTTCTGGTTCAGAATCTGTGTGAATAGTCAACCTAACAGCTTGCTGTTAGGGGGATGCGGTTTACAGATTCGCGCTCTCGGATGAGCTGGAGTTGAAATCCTCCGATTCGAAGGATCCTCCTTCATACTTATTCTTGGGTGTTCCACTTGATGAGCTGTTGAAGCTTTGTGATTTAAAGCTTGAGACCTCACTTTGATGACCGTGCTTGCTTTCCTCGCTGGGGAGTTTTACTCCGACGGGGGAAAGTTAAGCAGGAATGGGCAGTGGTTTGGGTCTCACGATGCCGATCGCATCGCGGATACAGCCATATAAATTATCATCGTCTTTGCCGAAGATTTCCGGCTTTCGCTGGCCTCGCCAATAGTTAGTGTGGTGTAAATGATTCGTGAAGTTAAGGATGTCATCGACTGTTTATTTTTATAGATACTCGGCCTTTAATTAGGTAGTATCCTGAGAGGGGATACTTGCGGGGAACGGAATCTATTCAGTGATGATGTCATTCAAGGCTTCGCGCACTTCACTATCATGTAAGGCCTTCTTCTCTGCTAACTTGGAGAAATAGCTGCGATTCCATTCAAATTTGTCGTACATATATTGCATACTGGAATCGCGGTAATGAAGAAGGTCTTCGGTGAGGATTGCTTAGAGAATCAACGATTTCTCTAGGTAGCGTCGCTCCTCAATACTGAGCTAACTGGATATACGATCTAGGTTCTCGATCTGTTCGCTAGAAAGAACCTCCTGAACTATGGGTTCTTGAGACCTAGTATCGTTTCTTGATAATGGGAGAGGAACTGATGCCTCAAGCAGGTTAATTGTTCCCCCACGCTTCAGCCTATATAAATTTAACACTACTCCCGCGGGAGAGACTGTTCTTCGGAAGCGTACCCAATTGGTATCCAGCTCAGTTTATTCATCATCTGTAAGGGTTCTTTGAGAGGTAAATCCATCCTCGACCACCTGTTTCATATATGCATAGTAATCAACTGTGCCATGTATGTTCTAGGCCAATCGTTTGCACTCGTTGACTTCAGGTAGTGTCAACCCTTACAAGATGTTCTTATGCGTCCAACAGAGCTTTTCTATTGTTTGATGGACAGGATGTTGATTCCTTTAACGAAGCAACTAGGGTTCCGTTATGGTCTCCTTGCTTGCGTGGATGATATTTCCTTGTTGATCAACAATTGCCTTCTGACGCGTGCCGATACATCGCGGGTACCGATAAAAGTTTAGAAGGTATTCGATGTAACCGGCTTAACCGTTCTGTTTCCTCTTTGATTCTATACATGAGGATTCAGAACCTATTGGCGGCATAGTAATTGGGGATAGGATTTCATTGGACACGAGTTATTGAACGAACTCTTAAAGGCGCTTGAGACGTTCCGGTTCTGTGATGAATCGTGAATTGTAGTTGGTAATGTGCTTCTCAAGTTGGCCTTTATTATCAAACCCTTCGGGTAACGCCCTGCTTAGGAAAGACATTTATAGTCTTTCCCGCTCATTGAGGGAATGATAAATGGATACGAGGAGATGGTGCATTTTCTTTGGCACCCTTGTAGTCTCCTTTTCGAAGACCTTTTGTCTACACAGCGAAGCAAACATGCGTAATTGATCCATAGGTTCCTATGGGCTGCTGTTGTAACAAAGGTTTCGTATCCAGAGGTTCAGTTCTAACATCTTTTTGAATAACCGTGTCCCGGTGGAGTTCATTTTTATTCCTTTGAAAAAGGCTGCACAGAAAGCAGTCTGAAGGGAGAGGGAGATTTATAGTGCATATTTACGCCTCTTCTTCCTTTCCTTGTCATTATCCCCTTTAAAAATAGGTGCATTCTTAGACATTTGATACGTCGCAAATTTTATTCGACGACCTCTTACGAAGAATGACTCTTTGGTGAATTTTCTAACTGAATCGCGAGATTTAGTTAGAGGGACGTTCGCCAGTATAGC